TGGCATGTTTTCTCAACAGGTCGATTCGGTTCGCTGACCAAAACAGACATACCAACCAAAGGCAATCCATCCTTCACCGAAATCCACCCGCCGCTGTCCAGCAGGGCGGTGATGCGGTCGCATAGATTAGAGTAATACTCGCTTACGGTTCTATCTCGTATGCTGTCTGACAAAATACAAATTGCATCTTCAGCTTCCGCCAGCAGCGCCAGCGCGGTGTCTGTGGTCATTTGATTAACTCCAGTTGATTATCTTTTCTACCTATTGCTTCGCGCATCCATGAATATCTGCTGAGTCCTGTTCCGTCTATAGAATCCGCGCCCATTTCCTCAAAATATTCAAACCTTGATGGGGTATTCACTCTGCCAATGTGAACCCACTTACCTAGCGTCTTAGCGCATTGAACAATTTGTTTTGTATGAATGGACATTTTGAATTCAGTAGACCCACCGATAAAAATTGCCTTAATTGAATCCCACGGTATTTCTAAATCCTGTTGCCCGTCTTGTGCGACCAAGGCTATAGGCCAATCCTTTAGCCTTTCCTCCCATCGCTTAAATATCTCAAGCGTCCTTCGGGCGGAACCGACAACATCGGGGGCGCAGACAAAAATACAGTTCTGCCTACGCTCAAACTCTCTCGCCAAAAGAGCATCAAACGCCTTCCGGTCAAACCGTGAAAACGCCCCGTTATCAATCGCAAACCTAGATTCAGGTCTTTGTAGCCGATACCTGGTTAATGGGGTCAATAACTGCTCAACCTCACAGCCCAATTCATCAGCTGCCACGGTTAGGTCTTGACTGGTATCAAGCAGAACTAGCACCAACCTGCTCCTTCCATGCTTTGGTCATGTTTTTACGATCTATCCGACACTCAAAACCACCGTAACAACGAATAATCACAAAATCCCAATAAGCCGGTAATTGCATTAAAAACCAGCAAGCCAAAAACTCAGCGGTAGGGGTTACTGGCAAAACATCATTGAGATTTTTGTTCTTTATCTTGCCCACGATTTCATCCACATCAACCCGCATATCGGACATTGTTTTAGTGCATCCGGTGTGGGGGTTGATTTCATGCCAGTAACCAGCCTCAAGCCAATAGTTATGCCGATGAACCCCTTGTTTATTCATCTGCGGTAAGTCATGGTCTGCGTCAAACAAAACCATAACCCTGCACTCCACTCTGGGCCATGATGTTTTCATTTCTTCCCCTCCTGCGCGGTGTCTGTGGTCATTTTTTATCCTGTATTTGGTAGGCGAGGCCGGAATCGAACCGGCAAGCGTTAGCGGCAGATTTTAAGTCTGCTGTGTTTACCAATTTCACCACTCGCCCGTTTATTAATTAACTGTTCTAAGTCTTTTTAACAAAGTACTCAGTTTTTGCCTGTTCTCCGCTGAAAGTTCTGCTGACTGCGGTTGCGGAAGGCATAACGCTTGCTCACGCGGCGGTAGGACTCGCAGAAATTGTGCTGGCGAAGGAAAGCTATCAACTGTCGCGCACAACTCGCCAAAAGCCTTTTTAATGCGTTTCCTGTCTAGGTTTTCATTCCATGCAATAGGACGACTAGCAATGGTTTCAAACCAAACTACCGCAGTAGCAGTAACCGTATCCGCTGAAGGGGCATTTTTTAGCCTCAAAGATATTAACCTTTGCAGACCATCAACAATTTCATTCCTTAACCACATTTTCCCTCCGCTGAATCTCTCTGTTGATGTACCAAGCTGCTTTCTTTAAATCTTCTACCCCGTTTTTTAAATCTGCTCTCCATAAATACTTAATGGCGTTTCCGAGGCAAAAATTCATGTGTTCAGTTACTTGGATACATTCAATACCAGATGGATGATTTGTGTAATGCTTGGGATGATTGACGTTATCCATTTTTAAGTAATTGCAGACTGTAAATTGCGGACAATGTTTGCGATTGCTTGGGTTTTACGTTGACTTCCATTTCATCAGACCAGCGTTCACCACGAAGCCAAGTAGCAGGGTGCGGAATGTATTGTCCACCGTCTTTTTGCCATTGTTCAGACTCGCATTGCGTTTCAATGGCTTTAAGCAATTCTTCAAGCGAAGGTCTAATCCTTGCGGTTTGAATCCATGCTTTCCTTGCGACTGCTTTGGCTACACGCCGGGGATATGCTTTCCAGAAAATCTCAAAATCTTCCATCGTAATGCTCCCATGCTTTATCGTGGAGGTATTCTTCTAAATCTGCAAACTTAATACCGGCCGGGTAATCTATTTCAAGGTCAATACCGCCCTCTGCCGGCCATGAACCTTCCGACGAACTTTTGCGAATTGGAGGAAAGTAATAACCTTTGTATCGAACAGTGACTTCATGCTGATTACCGTCAATATCACAAACGGTTGTTGTAAATTCTCCGCCAATGTCCATTATTTCCCCACGTAGTATTTTTTAACTTTAACAATCTCGCCGCGACGATTTTTAACGTCAATCATGTAACCGGAAATCTTCATTCCAGATTCGCGCAGTTCAAGGATTCTTGAAGCAAGTCGCGTAATGCCATACATCGAAAACGCTTGCAGGGTAGTGATGGTTTTATGGTTTTTCAGGTGATTCTTGATAATGTCGTTTTGTGTCATGTCGTATCTCCTTTGTTAAGGTGAATACATCATAAACAGTCAATAATACAAAAGTCAACAATTATTTTTTATTCGATTTTTAGGCATAGGTTCCCCAAAGGTGATAGCCCACATCACTTTCTGCTAGTGTCTCAATGGCTCCTGAGAAACCTACAGCACCCGAAGGCAGAGATTCATCAATAGAAGGCTTGTCTCACCTATAGACCATCTATTTTGTGCGGTCGCTCTCTGACACGCCGCGAAGGATATAAGCCGTGTGAGCATATTCCATGTGTATTCTTGTCAGCGGCCCATACAAGCCCATTGCTATCGCGGACAGTGCGGCCATAGAAAAACCCTTACAGCTTGGGTTTAGGTCGCGGCGTAGATGGGCGCAAAGAGAATAAAGTCGCACATCAAGACCGAAACCCAATGTGTAAGGGTTCTATTCTCTTAGCGCCCCGCCACAGAGCGACCTGTCTTTTTCACAGGCAAACCGATATTAAATGCTTTTTTTTATAGGCGCAAGCAAATAAATGTTGACTTTCATAAATTGACAGTTTACAGTTAAGTTGTTTTAACAATACATGACAGGAAAGAATATGAACACTGACACGCCACGCACCGAGAAAGCATTTAGCAACGCAGGTAGTATGTCCGCCGCTGGCCGCGTATTGCTTGAAACATCGCGTCAGCTAGAACGCGAACTTATCAAAGAACAAGAAAAGGTTAATAAACTAAAGAATTCTCTTGAATGGATTGCGGAAATAGCAAACAAAAACATTGGCGATGAAAAATTAAGAGCAAATGGCGCAAGAACATTCTCAAGAATAATTGAAAAAGCTGATTGTGTTTTGGAGGCAACAAAATGACAGACTATCAAGCAGTAGCACTAGGGCGTTTTTGTGGGTTAGCAGAGTTCTGTAAGCAGTATCCGCAGTATAAGTTTGACAGTCAGTACTACATTAACATTCTTATTGAAATCTTAAACGAATACGAAAAGGCACAACATGAAAGAGATAGCAGCCGCATTTCTAAACGCACAGAGGAAATTCTCTCCTGCGCTGAAAAACTCGCTGAATCCGCACTACAAAAGTAAATACGCTGACTTAGCTAGTTGCTTGGAAGCGGTAATGGATGCCTTGAACGAAAACGGCATTTCACTGGTTCAAGGAACTCATGCTCACGATAACGGAGTAATTGTTGAAACTTTGTTTATCCATGAATCTGGCGAACAGCTTTCAGGTGGAAAATTGTATTTCCCTTCGGTTAAAGGTGACGCGCAAGGCTATATGAGTGCGCTGACGTATTGCCGTAGGGGTTCGTTGATGGCGGCATGTGGTATTGCACCTGAAGATGATGATGGCAATGCTTCAGTAGAAACGCCAAAATTTAATAAAGAAAACTGCGGTGACTACGAAACCATGAAATTTAAGATTCAAAACGCAGATTCACTTGCTGAACTGCAAGCAATTTGGATTGCTTTGAATCCTGACGAACGAATGATGATGGACAAAGAAAAAGAAATTGCAAAGGCAAAACTCAAATGAGACAAGAAAATAAAGAGCAAGGAACTGGTGATTGGTTCAGTCAACGTATTGGTAAGCTGACAGCATCGCGTATGTCGGATGCAATGAGTTTTACCAAAAAGGGAACCGATGCCTCAGAACGAATTAAGCTGAAGATGGAAATCGTTACTGAGCGAATGACAGACATTATTGTTCCCAAATACATTAATGCTGCAATGCAATGGGGAATTGACCATGAACCATTGGCTAAACAAAACTTTGAAAGCTATACAGGCATTTTGATTCAAGATGTAGGGTTTGTTCCGCACCCCACTATTGAAAACTTTGGGGCATCGCCGGATGGCTTTACAAGCGATGGTTATTTGATTGAAACCAAATGCCCTTCGTCAACTACGCACCTAAAATATTTGCTTGACAAAGACAATGTGCCGGAAGAATATAAGCCTCAGATGTGCGTACAAGCACTTTGCACCGGCAGGAAAAAAATCTGGTTTGTATCTTACGACCCAAGATTTCCGCCGAAGCAACAGATGTTCGTAAAACTCTACGAACCGACACAAGAAGAATTGGATAAAGTGCAAGACGCTGCAATTAAATTTCTTGCGGAAGTAGAAGAACTTTTTGATAACGTAATTGGAGCCTGATATGTCGTATGACAACACAAACAGCGGAGCATTGTTTAAGAATGACAAGAAAGAAAACGATAAGCAGCCGGAATACAAAGGCAAGCTAAACGTCAACGGCAAAGACTTTTACCTTAGTGCTTGGATTAAAACGTCGAAAGAAGGAAACAAGTATATGAGCATTGCGGTTCAAGAAGCTACGCAAGGGCATCAATCGACAAAGCAAAAAGACACTATTGCAAACATGAAAGACGATATTCCTTTTTAATCATGGAAAATAAAAGACAAGAAGCGATTAAGTATCTGCGCGAACGGAAGATTTACATTCTTGAGTTTCCGTTTAAACCAACTAACGCTGCAAAGACAGACATAGCACAGACGTTTGCTAAGTATCGAAGGGATGTATTAGAGCAACCATTCCCCGCAGTTATTCGTAAGCGATAAAAAAAGCCCCGCAGGGGAAGCGGGGCAAACCGGCAGCAAAAGGAAATTCTACATGAAACACATGAAAGATGATTTGCACCACATGGTTGTTTTCAAGGAAGAAGATTTAGATTTAATGATTCTTGCTTTTAAACGGGGAATTAACACTTGGTCGCCGCCACCAGAAAAGTTATCGCAACTGATTGAAGAATTAGAGAATGTCCGATTGCATTTATGATTTCAATTTAGAGTCGGACAGAGAGCGATTTATTCAACGGGAACCTTGCAAAGTAATGCGAAAAATTTACGTTGAAATGATTGAAAAGCGATGGGATTCTTGCGGCGATTGGAAAAAAGGAAATAACTGTGGTTGCACATATCAATGCAAAAGAAAGAAAAACATCGAAGAAGCGAAAAAAAAGTCTGAGTCTATCTGATTTAGAAAAAAAGCTAGACAAAGTATTTAGTCAATACATCAGATTAAAAGAGGCTGACGAAGGCGGAACGGTCGAATGTGTGACTTGCAATCAGTTATTTTATTGGAAGGAAACCGATTGCGGACATTTCATTAAACGACAATACAGGTCAGTACGATGGGATGAACGGAACGTAGGTGTTCAGTGTACTCGTTGTAATCATTATATGGGAGGTCGGCAGGATGATTACTCAAGATACATTATCAATACTTACGGTTACTCGGTTTTTGATGAACTTATGCGGTTGAAATATCAAACAATGAAATTTACTAAGTTAGATATTCAACAAAAGATTGACGAATATAAAGAAAAGTTGGAGTGTTTAAATGTCGGACGAGATTGATGCTGCTAACGATTACGCGCAGACAGTTCTTGATAATCAGATTAAAGAGGTTCGCAAACGTGCAATCTTAGAAAAAGGCGAACCGGGGGATTGTGATTTGTGCGGCGAATGGAGTGGCCGATTAGTCAATGACGTATGCGCTCCTTGTCGAGACAGGTATAAATTGAAATGATGAATACAGACCTAAAAGACTTATTGAAGTTTCACGTTAAGCGAGTTCCGAATTGCTGTAAACGCGAACAGTTTGACGAGTGGAAAAGTTTTGCATCGCAACAGAAACCATCTTACACATCTTGGTTCTGTACTGATTGCACTCCTGAGTTTCAGTTGAGACACAAAAAGAAAGAAACTTGCGACCATCCTTACGTTAAATTCAAAAGGATTGATGGAAGTTTAGACGGTTACATTCCTTCCGATTGGATGGAACATCACAAAAAAACTATTAAGAGATTATCAAATGATTACGCGACAAGAAAAAACCAATATGACAGCGGCGGTAGAAAACTATATGGGGCGGCGGTATTGCTCCAACTGCCAGTCGTATCAACCAATGATGAAAGGCAAGTGGATACGCACAAAGAGTAAAAACGGCCAAAGGTGGAAATGTCAATCCTGCGTAGAGAGGGCAAATGTTAGACGCTAATCAGGTAATTAGTGTTTGTAAACAATACACGATACTTTCCAGCTTCAAGCGATACCAGAGGCGGTATTACGACAAAGCAAGAAAGTTAGGGATTTTTGAAGAAGCAACAAAGCACATGATTCGCGGAATCAAATGTCCTGAAGAAATTGTTGACGATTCAAAACCAAAGGTAGGTATTTTTTTGCTTCAAGACTATTGGGTAACTAAAGGCGAATGGGCTGAAAATGAAATTTGACGAATATAAACAGTTAGCAATGCGTACCAAAAAAGATGGTGACTTTGGGTTTGACATTACCCATTCTGTTTACGGTCTTACTGGTGAAGTCGGAGAGTTTGCGGACTGCATTAAACGCTGGCAAATATACGGAAAAGAACTAGACAGGGAGAACGCCCGTGAGGAAATCGGAGATATTCTGTGGTTTGTTGCTCTTGCTGCTAACGCTCTTGGATGCAGTCTTGATGAACTTGCCCAAGAAAACATCAACAAACTGGCCCGAAGATACCCCGAAAAATATACGGATGAACTGGCAAACGCGAGACTTGATAAATCTTGACAATTACTATTTATCTGGTATATTGACAGTTCCAAACTTACACAGGAGAAAACAAGATGGTTGTTACCAAAAGGATTATGGAACTACTGAAAAACGAAACAAGGCTTACAGCGAAGTTGATTGCCCAAAAGACAGACGCAAAGGAATCCTGCGTAAAAACCACGTTGTCTAATCTTTGCCGAAGGGGTAGAGTCTTGCGTGAAAAATCCCTTGCGGAACATCAACCAAAAGTCGGCCCGAAAAACATTTACGTTTACTTTTTGCCGTAATGAAATAAGGAACAGGTAATGGATAAATCACATTGCGCTCAATTAATTCAATGCCTGTTCCACAGTGCGACCAGTACGCATATCCTTCATTTACAAACTAGAAGCTATGCGGAGCATGTGGCACTTGGCGATTACTACGCGCAGATTGTTGATATAGCTGACGCTATCGCTGAAGCGTATCAAGGTAAGTATGGAATCATTGACGGTTACACCAATGAATACCAGTCACCCGTTAATCCGATTGAAACCATGATTGGTGTTAATGATTGCATTACTCAGCACCGCGCACAGCTACCGCAAGATTCTGAGATTCAGAACTTGATTGATGAAGCCGTTGCTCTTGTTGACGCTACGCTTTACAAGCTGCGGTTTCTTGGGTGAGAAAAACATTTAAATGTGGCGCACCTATAACACCTGAAAATTCCTATAAAAAAGCAGGTAACTCTAGGTGTTTACAATGTAAGCGCATGTATGCAAGACAATACTATAGACAAAAAAGTAAAGAAAAACAGTTACAAAGCATTTTAAGCAAAAGTATAGTAAAAAAAATCAATTTTCATGCCTAGCGTACCCTCGCCAAATAAATGTAATTTTTTGGGGTGTAAAGAGGCAAGGTCGTTCGGCACAAATTCCTGCGAGAAACACGGCGGCAAACGGTCAGAGAAATACGGCCATAACGCCAAGTTGTATAACTCTACCGCTTGGAAGTCTATACGCGGCAGGATTCAGTCAGAACATCCTATTTGTGCGGCCTGTTTGTCCAGAGGAATCATTACTCCTACTGAAGCAATAGACCACGTATTCCCTCATAAGCAGGATAGAAACAAATTCCTGATTAACTTATTTCAAGGTCTATGTGTTGCCTGTCATACCCAAAAGACCAAGCTGGAATCTCAAGGTATTTACAGACACTACACAGAACAAGGCCCGATAGACTATAAACAACAGGACTACTCAGTAACAGTATTGGGAAGTTTTGGTCAAAAAATAAACACCAGTATCTAAAAATAAAAAAAATATTCTTATTATTTAATTCCCGCCAGCCCCAAAAATAATTTTTTCCCCTAAAATTTTCCGCCCGGAAAATGACGTTGAATTTTTTTTTTTAAAAGTGAGTCGGGGGTGTATAAAAAGGGGCATTAAAAAGCTATGTTGCACCGCGATAACCATATAAACCTGTCGGAAATAGGGCGATTTTTTGGGTAACTGAAACCCAGAAAAAACCAAATAAAACAACAAGTTAGACAGTTTTTACCGTTTTCCTGCTTTGTTGTGCTGGTGCTGGTGCTGGTGCTGGTGGTGCTGGTGCTGGTGCTGTCTGGTGGTGCTGGTGGTGCTGGTGCTGGTGCTGTCTGGTGGTGCCGGTGGTGTCTGGTGGTGTCTGGTGGTGCCGGTGGTGCCGGTGGTGCTGGTGGTGCCGGTGGTGCTGGTGGTGCTGTGCTGGTGTCTGGTGCTGGTGCTGGTGCTGGCGCTGGTGTCTGGTGCTGGTGCGCGTACCGTTTACAGTGTAAGCGCTCACTAACATAATACCTTCAAAAAAACAGCGAAAGAATCGCCGTTTTCTTGAAAATACTAATTTACAAAATAACCCAAATTTTCCAAGTAGCTATTTTTACAGTTTCGTTTGTATCTTCATTCAATATTGTAGCTTGATAATCAACAATAGATAACACGCGCCACAGTGTACGAGGCGATTCATTATCCTGAAGCCTAACGCAATAGCTTTTCATTTATAAAACTCCGGCAAATGTAATTTAAGAAACGCGAAATAAAAATCTGCATCGTGCGAACAATCGGCACAATTCCAGAGTGAAACAAATAATTTTTTTCTCCGGCTTTCCTTTT